GATCACCAGGGGCGACATCGGTGATTCATTGGCCGACGCAACCCTAGTCCTTTCCAACGCTACCGACATGGGTCTTGAGATGCGAATCGACAACAACATCGAGCGGTTGTTCAAAGATCGCCGTCGTTACATGAGGATAAGTGACGAGGAATTGAAACGGATGTGTGCTTGGGAATCCATCGTGGACATCGGTATCTGCCAGAATAACGCGCGCAACGAGTACGCTCGCGATGTGGCCATAACGCATGGCGATATGCAGACCTTGATCCTAGTGCCACGCATCACGCTCGGCGAGTGGTACGAGCATGAGATCCCCGGTGCCAGATTGGTTCACTCCAAGATCGGGAAGAAGGATCGACGCTTCTACATGGAGGAGTTCAAGAGCGGCAACCTGAAGACGATGATCGCCACCTCTTTGGCCGACGAAGGACTCGATCTTCCGAATGCGGAGCTGTTGATCATGGTGAGCGGAGGGCGGTCTCCGCAGAAGACGATCCAGCGGGCCAGCCGTGTGTTGCGGAAGACATCGGATAAAAATAACGCGACAATCTATGATTTCACGGACAAGTTCCATCCTATCGGAGCGTTCCACGCTCGGAAGCGAATCAAATCATACAAACAACTTGGGATCATAGATGAGTGCGAGTCCAACTGAGAACATAGTGTTCTTGATCGGTGAACTGAAAGGGGTTTCGAGGAATGGCGAGACGAAGAATGGAGCGAGGATGGTTCGGCGAGTGATCAGTGTCGCGAGGCACTGGACCGATCCATCTGGGAAGTTCCACGAAGATTTCGACGACTTTGAGGTCGTCTCTTGGGGTCAGGTAGCGCAGCAGCTTGAGGAGATCGAGAATGGCGCGCTAGTGAGGATCAAGGGGCGGATCAAGGTCGAGCGATGGTACGACGGTGAAGAAACAAAAAGTGCAATCAGGATAGCTGCGGAGAACGTCGTTGTTCTCTGCTATTGAGAAAACAAAATGAAAAAAGAAATCAGACAGGTGGCTGCGTTCATGGCCAGCTTTGGCCAGGACACAAAGGTCAATCCACGGATACCGGATGAAAAGACTCGCTCCCTTCGCCGTGCATTGATCGACGAGGAGGCCGCAGAACTCGAAGCATCCAAAGATCCGGTCGAAGCACTCGACGCCATCGCCGACCTCCTCTATGTCGTCTACGGAGCGGCAATCGCTTACGGATTCAGCGAGGATCAGGTCGAGCGAGCGTTCCAGACGGTTCACGAATCGAATATGTCGAAGCTCTGGGCACCGGCTGAATTGCAGTCGATCAATCAGTTGGCCAATATGCCAAAGGATTACACGGTCGAGAAAACCGGGGTCCGCTACATCGTGAAGCGTAAGGACGGCAAGATCATCAAGAGTCCTTCGTACAAACCAGCCGACATCGCCTCCTGCCTCAAATGAAAACCATCGTCGCTTGTGACCCAGGGGTGAATGGCGGTTTCGCGATCAAGACCCAAGACGGAATCATCCTCCTTCCGATGCCCGAATCGGTGCCGGACATGGCCCAGTTGATCAGCGGATTCAAGACGACCGAATCCCATTTCTGGATCGAGAAACTGCCCAAGTTCGTGTCGAGCCTGACACCGGCAGCAACGATGGCCACGCTCCACGAGAACTACGGCATCTGCCAAGGACTGGCCTACGCATACGGTTACGCCCTGCATCGGGTCGAACCGAAGATATGGCAGGAACCGCTTGGATTAGGCGGCAAGAAGTCCTGTGCGAGCGGACCTGAGTGGAAGCGAAAGCTCAAATCGAAGGCTCAAGAACTCTATCCAAGCCAAGATGTAACGCTAAAGAACTGCGATGCGTTGCTCATTCTTCACTACGCACTGGGTGGAGGTCGTTGACAAATGATAATACTACGCTGATCCGCATAAAAACATGAGAATGAATCGCAGAGACGAGATCAAGTCGATAGCCATCGCCGCTTTCGCAATGGGTCTCATTGTTGCAACAGCTTGGTTTCTTTTGTTCGTACTATGAATACAACCATCCGAGTAGCAGAAGCAGACGAGTCATCACCAAAACTCAACTTCGAGGACTTCAACCGTGCTTATCGCAAGTGGTTGATCCGCCGAGGATTCAACGATGAGGTCGAGCGAATCGACCGATTCAAAGGTATCGCCCAGAGGTGCCGCGACAAGAAGGCAGCGAAAAAGAAACCTACCAAATGAAAGAATCGACGATCACTAGAGAACAGTTGTTGAAAGAGGCACCACGACTGGTCGAGTATGCAATCATGCGAGGATGGATGGCCTACCCAAAAAAGAAGGCCACTGTCCCCGATCACTGGAGCAACTCTCACCATTCTAAAGATGAAGACATTCAAAAATTCCGTCAGACCATCACTGAAGGTTCAGGTGATTGATGACGATGCGGAGATCCGAATTGGCGAAATGAAGGTGCCAGCCGTGGCCTACGTTCGAGAAGGCCGCAAGAAGGTGAGCATCCGAACCAAGGAGGAGTTCAAGGCGAAGTTCGTTCGGGATGAACCGGAATCCTGACACCTACATCGACGCTCAGGCAAAGCTCTTTGAACACTTCGACCAAAGGCGAATCAGAATTCAATTTTGGTCGAAGTATCTGATCACTCCAAAGGAGCTTGCCCTGCTGTTCAAGCGGAACCGCGAGCATCGTCAGTTCATTCAGGAAATAGCGTCATCGGACCTTGGTGAGGCGGGACGCAAAGCGCGTACATATCTTGGAATCACATGAATACAATCGAACGGGCGCGGGCATGGCTTGCCAACGTCCCAGGAGCGGTCTCCGGCCAGAACGGCCATTCCCAAACATTCACAGCAGCTACAGGTCTCGTTCACGGGTTTGAACTGACCGCTGGTGACGCGCTCGCGTTGCTATCGGAATGGAACCAGAAATGTAGCCCCAAATGGAGCGATGCGGAGCTTCGGCATAAGATCACCCAAGCCGAGAAAACACCGCACACGAACGCCAAGGGCTACCTAAGGAACACCCGTTCGACCGGCAATCCGGTCTCGATGACGGGCAAGTTCGTCGTTCGCAAGATCCTTGCATTACCGGAACAGACTTCCCGATTTTCAACCGAGGACTTCCTCAAAGCCTGTTTCGATCCAGAGGATACGGTCTGCATCTGCAACGAGATCATCACGGATGACGAAGGCCGATCTAGGCCCGCTTCCAAGGGGACATACCTCAAGAGGGACGAATGGATCAAATCGCACTTCACCGCGCCCATATCGCCAATGTGGACCGGCAAAGAGGCCCGTGGTGCGTATGTACGGATCAATCCATGCAGCGACCAGACCGGAACCGATTCTGGCGTCTCAACCTTCCGCCATGTCCTGGTCGAGATGGATGAGAAGTCGAAGGATGAACAATGGACGATCCTGAAGGAGTCGAACCTGCCGTTCTCGGTCATCATCGATTCAGGCGGAAAAAGTCTGCACGGTTGGGTCCGAGTGGATGCTGCCAACCGCGACGAATGGGAGCAGCGAAGGAATGTGGTGTATCAACACCTCGATCACCTTGGGGTTGATCCTAAGAACAAGAATGCCAGTCGCTTTAGCCGGTTGCCCGGAGTGATGCGGAACGGTGTCGAGCAGAAGCTCTTGGCCCTGAATCAGGGTGCGCCGTGTTGGGACGATTTCATCGATCACTTGGAGTCGGCCAATCTGCCGAGCAAGTTCGATCTCGTTGACATCATCACCTACGACAAGGAGAACGATCCTGACAACCTGATCGGTGACCGCTGGTTGCGCCGTGGAACCAGCCTTCTCTTTGTGGGACAAAGTGGATGCGGCAAATCGTCCTTGGTGATGTCGCAAGCGATCCATTGGTCGCATGGATTGTCATGGTTCGGGATAGCCCCGATCAGACCGCTGAAGGTGATGGTGATCCAAGCGGAGAACGACATCGCGGATATGCACGATTCGCTGATCGGTGCGGCGAAGGGGGTGTTCTCGGATTACTGGGAATCGAAGATCCGAGAATCTGGAATTGAGTTCTACCGCGAGACGGTTCGGGTCGGGATCGATTTCACGACGATGCTTCGGAAGATGGTCAAGAAATCGAAGCCTGACATCGTGTACATCGATCCGCTGCTTTCGTACATCGGCGGTAACCCTGCGGACATCGAGGTATGCTCGCAATTTACTCGGCAACAGCTTCAGCCTTTGATGATCGAGACGGGTGTGATCATCGTGCTTGTGCATCACTTCCCGAAGCCGAAGGGGAAGGATGAGAAACCTGAGAGCGTGGCAGAGATGGCCTACTCAGGATTTGGATCGAGCGACCTTACGAACTGGGCGCGAGAGGTGATGGTGCTGCGTGAAGTGGGCTACAATATGCCGAGGAAGTTCCTGCTTGGGTTGGCCAAGAGATCGATGCGGAGCGGATTACAGGATCGTGAAGGAAAGAAGACAGGCGGGATCACTATCCAGCATTCGTTGAAGAACATATGCTGGGAGTATGCGCTACCGGAGGTCTTCACGGTGGACAAGGAGCAGAAGCGGAAGAAGGCGAATGGCTACCGCAAGAAATTCGGCTGATCAGGCGTTAGCCTCGCGCAGCGCACGGCGACGGCCTTTGGCGGCGAGAGACTGGAACTTGGCCTTGCCGAGCTTCTTACGTCCAATGTAAGCCGCCAAAGCACCTGGATCTTTCACACCCTTTTTCTCAAGCTGACCAACGAGTTTCTCGTAACGTCCGCCACCACCAAGTTTCATCTTGTCCATAAAATCAGATTGGGTTTGAGGTTAGAACCGACAGAACAATCGCAAGACCCCACGCGGCGCATGACCAGAACTTAGCCGTCGTCTTGTCCTTCGCACTCGCGCAATTATGCCGCGCACGGAAGTTCTTACGACGCTCAGGATTGTCGCGTTTGATCTCCATATTGGGATCGCCGAATCGGACGATGACAACCTTGCCAGCCGGATTCTTGACGTACACCGCGCTCTTCTTCCGCTCGCCCGGAGTGTAGAACGGCTTGTTGAGCGTCACCTTACGACCCTTGTAGGTATTACCTTTTTTGGAGAGTGAGGTTTTCATTAGTCGCGGCGACGCATCTGACGCTGTGTTTCACGAAGCACCTGTTCCGATT